GTTCGAACTTGGCATTATCGACGAAAAAGGTACTGTTCTCATTAAAAGAAAAGATTTTACTCGAGCTGCACAAAGAAATGCTTGGGGTGTCTTTGATATTATGATTGCAAATCTCAAGAAACTTTTAGCAAAGATTCCAGGCGGTAGCACTAGATTGGCTTCGTATGCTGCAGCGCTGTATTTAATTCGTGAATGGAATCATTTCTCAAAGGATTCTTTACTTACTGAAGATATTACTGAGGAACAGATTGATGAGTCTTTATTATTATTTAATGACAGATATGTCAATTATATCCAGCTCGCAGAAAATGTCAACAAAAAAGTGAATACAAAACCAGAATTAGATGAAGAACCTGCAAATAATGTAGGTGGTGGTAATATTGCTGGGTTGGGTGTTGGCCCACAAGGAGAGCCTGGCATGTCAAGATCTGCTCAAAAGAAGTGGACTTCACAGAATAAATCAAAAAAGAAAAAATTAAGAGACATAATGGGAGATAAAATATGATTACCCTAGACCAATTTAGTGCTATGATTTCAAAGAACAAAGACCCAAAGTCATGGTATGATGCCGCGGTTCCTATGTTTGAAAAATATGGAATCAATACACCACTCCGTATTGCTGGCTTTATGGCTCAGTGCGCGCACGAATCAGCAGACTTTACAATGCTTGAAGAGAATCTCAACTACCGTGAAGAGACTCTTCTTAAGGTTTTCCCTCGCTACTTCGGTGCTGGCAAGCGTAATGCTGCTGAGTATGCAAAGAACCCAGAGAAGATCGCAAACTATGTTTACATGGATGAATTCCGTAGTTCAAAGATGGGCAACACAAAGCCAGGAGATGGCTGGAGATTCCGTGGTCGTGGTATCAAACAACTTACAGGCCGTGATAACTATACCAACTTCGGTAAGAGCATTGGCATGTCAGCTGAGGAAGCAGCAGAATATGTAGCAACACCAAAAGGCGCACTAGAATCTGCATGCTGGTTCTGGGCAACTAACAAGCTTGAAAAGTGGGCTGACGCAGACGACAATGTAGGATTGACAAAAAAGATTAACGGTGGTACAATCGGTCTTGACGATCGTAATAAGCGTTATGAAGCTGCAAAGGCTATACTTGGTGGTAAATCAATTCCAAAAGCAGCTGCTCCTGCTCCATCAGCTAAAACTGAATCGGCTGTAAGAACACTTAAGCAAGGTTCAAAAGGCGACGACGTTGCTAAGTTACAAAAAGCTCTTGGTATCGCAGCAGATGGAGATTTTGGTTTTGGTACTCAAACCGCTCTTAAAAAATGGCAAAAGCTTAATGGATTAGTCGCCGATGGCGTAGCTGGTCCTGCAACACAAGCTAAATTGTTCGGGTAATAGCCATGTCAGAAGATAATATGAACACAACAGACAACAGTCTAAGAGATGTACACGAAGAGTTAGTTAGACGCGGTGATAAATTAGCAATCCATTTTACATATTGGTTTGCTTGGTTTTGGGCAGTAGTAAGTGTAGTATACTTCTTTTTCGTTACATTTTTCCCATTGCCGCCAGATGGTGTAAATTTTGCTAATATTATATTAGGATTTTTACTAGGAACCGCTGTATCAACTATTATTAACTTTTTCTTTGGCGCTAGCGAGAAGTAAGATCATAGAGATAAGTTGTTTGATTAATAAATAAAGAATTATAAACATATAAAGGAGATAGAAATGTCTTTAGAAAAAATCGTTCAGGAAGCTCTAGAAGGGCGTCCACTAGAAATGAAGGAAGCCTTTGAAGAAGCAATCCAAGCTCGTGTTCTTGCCGCTCTTGAAGAAAAATACAAGAAAATGGCCATGAAAGAAGAAGACGATGAAGAAGATGAAGAAGACGATGAAGAAGATGATGAAGACGAAGATGAGGATGAAGACGAAAAGTAATCTTCTCTTTGAAATTATAGGTATTTAATATGCCAACTTTTGTATATTTTGGAATGATTCTCATGGTGGTGGCCGGGAGCGGAGCTCTTTACGTTAAGAACACCCGAGCCACCATCATGGAACTTACATCCTACAACGCTACATTGACTGCACAGGTTGATCAAATGGATCAAATTAATAAGCGTAATGTAGAAACAATCAATAATCTTCAAGCAGACTATAAAAGATCTCAAGAGAATATGGCTGCTCTTCAAGAAAATTTTGCTAATATCCGCAGACAAAACAATGATCTAAGAGACAGACTTGGAAAGCATGAACTCGATGTTCTTGCTGCAGCGAAGCCTGTTTTAGTTGAAAGAATAGTGAACAATGCATCAGCTAAAGCTATGAGATGTTTCGAGCTTGAGTCTGGTGCACTTTTGACAGATGCAGAAAAGGAAGCAACAAATGCAAAAGCATTTAACAGTGAGTGTCCTTGGGTTTATGATGATCTTGTCGCTCGCGGCGTGCTCGTCCAAGCCGACAGTGCAACCACCACCGAGAATCGTAACTGAAACTCAAATCGTTAAACCACCAAAACCTTCGGTTCCGAAGCCTGACGAACTAAATCTTAGAGATTTTGAATTCGTTATTATCACACCAGATAATATAGAAGAAGTATTCGCTAAGATGAAAGGCGACAAGGCTTTATTTGCTCTCAACGCTAAAGATTACGAGAACATCGCTCTTAACTTAAGTGATATCAGATCCTTAATACAACAACAAAAAGCTATCATTGCCATTTATGAAAAGCAATGGGAAGACTGATTGATATAAATATAAAATGAAAAATGATTAGTTGACAAATCATAGACCCCGTATATAATGACGACGGGGTCTTTTTATTTAAAGAGGGTACTATGTCTGATGACCTATCAGAATTAAAGACTGATATAGCGTTAATCAAAAAAGATGTTAAGCAAATCGAAAGATTTTTTGCTAAATTCGATGCTGCGCTTGAAACTATGTCTGAAGTATCTCAGAAGGTTGCTGTTCATGGCGAGATTCTCAAGAATACTGCATCAAAGATTGAAGACATTGAAGAGAGAATTGACGAACATAGAATCGAAGACGCCAAAAGAGCAGAAAATATCAGTACAAGATTAGAAGAGTATCGTAAGTCTTCAAAAGAAGATCACCAAAGACTTTCTGACCAAAACGCAGCGAATCGAAAAGAACGTAACGAAGAGATCATGAAAGAGCTTCATAAGATGAATGGTTCTTTAGATAAAAGGCTTAACGATCTTGAGCAAAGAGCAAGCTCGCTTGAAAACTGGAAATGGTACGTCATGGGTCTTGGGGTGGCCGCGATATTCATAGCTTCTGAAATTCAATGGGGCTCACTTTTTGGTTGACATTTTTTACAATCTGGTTATAATCTAACTAATCAGTAACTGGAATTTTTATATTATGGTAGAGTTCGTTGATATTCAGTTTGCCCAGATGCTTTCTGGTCGCCTTGAACATTTCAAAATAAAACATACAAATCCCTACAAGATCAATTTTAGATGTCCACTTTGCGGTGACTCTCAAAAGTCTCGTAACAAAGCCCGCGGTTGGCTTCTAGAACGTGACAACAAGTTTTCATACTACTGCCATAACTGTGGAGCGAGTCACAGTTTCAATAGCTTTTTGAAAACTGTAGATCCTCTCCTTTACAATGATTACATAACAGAAAAGTTTGTTGCTAACACTACTGTAGCGACTGCTGAAAAACCAGAACAATTCAAGACACAAACTCCTCAGTTTACTTCTAATCCTTTAAAAAAACTGAAGAAGGTAAGTCAGTTGCAACCAGATCATCCGATCAAAAAATATGTTGCAAAGAGAAAAATCCCGACTCAACATCATTATCGTTTGTATTTTGCTCCAAAGTTTAAAGCTTGGATCAACGAGATCATACCCAACAAATTCGATCCAGCTAAGATTGGTAAGGATGAACCTAGACTCGTAATTCCTTTCCTTGATGAGAAGGGAAATGTGTTTGGTGTATCAGCTCGTGGGTTTGATCCAGATGGTATTAGATATATAAGTATTATGTTCGAGGAAAGACCTAAGATCTTTGGCCTCGACAAAGTTAATTTTAATGAACCGTATTATATTGTAGAAGGAGCTATCGATAGTATGTTCCTCGACAACGCAGTTGCTATGGCTGGTGCTGAAGGCAATACTCATGGTGTTCAAAAACCTGAGAACTCGATATTTGTATTTGATGCAGAACCACGCAATAAAGAAATTCATAAGAGAATGGAACGAGTGATTAAATCAGGTCATAAAATTTGTATATGGCCTTCTGATGTTCCTGGTAAAGACATCAATGAAATGTATCTAAATGGTCTCCACGATGTAGAAAAAATTATCGAAAATAATACCTATTATGGTTTACAAGCAGAATTGAAATTTGCCGCATGGCGAAAAGTTTAAGGAGAAAAGTATGAAAGTAAAGTTGTTTGGTTATACGCAACCGGCTGAAGATATTCAAGAAGAACTCGGAATTGAAGATGTTCAAGATCTGATTGCTTATTGTGCTAAGGTTTCAAATCCACAACTTCAACACGATCTATCAAAAGCAGATCGTTTGATTAATTATTTAGTTACACACAAGCATTGGTCTCCTTTTGAAATGGCGTCTGCAACTCTTGAGATTGAAACAACTCGAGATATTGCTCGTCAGATGCTTCGTCACCGTTCGTTTGCTTTCCAAGAATTTTCTCAGCGTTATGCTAATCCACAAGATATGGAAACATCTTTCGTTATTCGTGAAGCTCGTTTGCAAGATAAAAAGAACAGACAAAACTCTGTTGAATTGAATCTCGATAGACCTTTTGACAGAGACCTAGATCGTGAGTGGCGTTTACAACAAGAGAATGTTATCAAAGCAGCTAAAGAAGCATACGATTGGGCTATTGCACATGATATCGCAAAAGAGCAAGCTCGTTCTGTTCTACCTGAAGGTAACACTGTAAGTCGCCTTTACATGCAAGGTACTATTCGTTCTTGGATTCACTTTATTGAACTCCGTTCTGGTAACGGTACACAAAAAGAACATATGGAAGTTGCTCGTGAAATCGCAGTGGCTATTTCTAAGATTTTTCCAATGATAAAAGATTTTGTTCAGGAATAAATTTTTTGTAACAATCATAAAAACAAATGCAGCAACAGATAAATATTACTACAATACATAATACATGTAGCTAATTAATTCAAAAAACATACTATATATGCCTTCTAGTCTTAGAAGGTCTTGTATTCTTTATTTTAACAGTTTAACCAAAGAGGGGCCCATGATGCTTCAATCTACTCCACCTGAGCTTATAAGGAAAGTACAATACGTACTTAAGAGAGATAATAGTACAGAAACTTACAATGAAAATAAGATTAGCACTGCTGTTTCAAAAGCTATGAAATCTATTGGAATGAAAAGCAAACTACTCCCAGGTGAAGTTGCACTAGAAGTTACAGACATTCTCAACAGAGGACAGACCGATGTTCAAGTAAGTGTTGATGCTATTCATAGAATAGTTGAAAACGTAATGATGGACATGGGCCTTCATGATCTTGCTCGTGAATACATCCTTTATCGTTACAACAATATGCCAAATATCTTCCGTAAAAGAACTAATCTTAAACCCTACGAATATCCTCAGCTTGTAGAATTTACCGATGCTATTCGCCACTCCTATTGGGTACATACTGAATTTAATTACTCTTCTGATATTCAAGATATGAAAGTCAAAATGACTCACGAAGAAGTAGAAATTGTCAAAAAAGCAATGCTTGCTATTTCTCAAATTGAAGTTGCCGTTAAAACATTTTGGGCTAAAATTGGTGATAGATTTCCAAAGCCAGAAATTGCAGCTGTCGGTATTACTTTCGGTGAATCGGAAGTTCGTCACGCTGACGCTTATTCAAACCTTATTGAGATCATGGGCCTTAATGATGAGTTTGAAAAAGTAGTTGAAGTACCAGCAATGAAAAAGCGTATTGCTTATCTTGAGCAATCTATTGGTTCTCCTTCTGATGATAAAGATTATTTCCACAAAATCATTCTCTTCTCTATGTTTGTTGAGAATGTTTCATTGTTCTCTCAATTCTTGATTATGATGGCATTTAATAAGCATAAGAACCTGCTTAAAGGTATTTCAAACGCTGTCGAAGCTACTTCTAAAGAAGAAGATATTCATGCTCGTTTTGGTTTTGAACTTGTAAATATTATCAGAGCAGAGAATCCAGAATGGTTTGATAAAGATAGTATTAATGAAGTAAACAGACTATGCCGTGAAGCGTTTAAGGCTGAGTCTGCTATTGTAGATTGGATTTATGGGGATGCTGACCTAGACTTTCTACCAAAAGATACAGTAAAAGAATTTCTTAAGCACCGTTTCAATCAGTCGCTTCAGGCAATTGATATGAAACCTCTTTATGATGTTGATAAAGAAGTTATTAAAACAACCGACTGGTTTGTTGAAGAAATTCTGAGTACTAAAAATGTTGACTTCTTTGTTAAGCGCAGCACTGCGTATTCTAAGAAGACAAAAGCTTTTACAGAGGATGACCTTTTTTAGATTAAATATTAGGATATTCCCATTATAATAACAAAATTCTAAAAGCTTTGCTTTAAGCGGCTTAAACTCTACATCTTAATAAGAGGTAAACAAGACATGGAAAAATTTTATTGGCTAAACTCTGACTCGAGAACTTTTTTGTCTCGTGGATATTTAAGTGGAGGTGAGACACCGGAAAGTCGTATTCGTGATATAGCAGATCAGGCTGAAAAATATCTTAAAGAAATGGCAACAACAGAAGAAGCAAAGAAGAGCTTCGACGGTTATGCTGATAAGTTTTTTGATTATATGTCTCGTGGTTTCTATTCATTAGCATCTCCTGTTTGGGCTAACTATGGTAAGAAGCGCGGGCTTCCTGTTTCTTGCTTTGGCTCTTATATCGATGATAGTATGCAAGCTATTCTTTTTAGCCATGCTGAAAACGGTATGCTTATGAAGAATGGTGGTGGAACTTCTGGTTACTTCGGCGCAGTTCGCCACCGCGGTGCACCTATCACAGATCAGGGTGAGTCTTCTGGTTCTGTTCATTTCATGCAGATGTATGATACACTTGCGTCTGTTGTTTCTCAAGGTTCAGTTCGTCGTGGTTTCTTTGCTGCATATCAAGATATTGAACACCCTGATGCAGATGAATTCCTAGACATTGG